GACGGGGCTCTCATTCCACCCAACACACGAAGGAAGATATATGTCTTTTACCCAAGGGGAAGACAAGAATTTACGGCCGGTCGGGGATTCGCACCCTCGACTCGGTCCTTCTCTCCTTCGTGCGGCAGGCTATGCGAGCCTGCGTAACACCGCCGCTGTACAACCGGAATTCCTCCGGATGCGGGGGTGTTTCTTGGTGTGGAATGGCTACTTTAGCAAAGTAGCACCACCGTCGGACGGAACGTCGAAATGACCGTTCTGATTGCTAAAACCTACCCTACACAAACTGATACCGCCTACTTCGGCTGGCGCGAGGTCCGTCATTCTTACGGACACAAAGCGGCCATCGATAATGGCACGTGGTTCTACGAGGGCTCAAGCTCTCGGAGTTTCACGAGTCAACGCAGCGGCTATCAGGTAGTGGGCTTCAAACAAGCTATTAGGGCTGGTGGGCAGGCAGGTTCGCCGTATACTCGTTCGAGTAGTAGGCTGATCAGCCTTACCCCTGGGCATGTGACTCAAGTAAAACGGTCATACGCCCCCCCGGAACCAGGCGCTACTTCCTACGTACTGCGAGGTGTTAGATATCCTCCTGTGTGTAAGGGTTTTCATGAGGGTCTGGACCCGTCGGATGCAGTCAGTGCCGACAACCACGCACTCGTCCGCTTCTATTCCGCCCTAAGGCAGGAGATGGAGCATTGGAACTCCCTCGTTTTCTTGGGAGAGCTACGAGAAATCGTGGCCTTAGTGCGACGTCCATATGCGACGCTGCAATCTGAGATTGACGGTTATCTAACTCGGTACAAACGGCGGGCCATGGGGGTTAAGTTCCCCAAAGCTCTCCGTAAGGCCGACAAAGTGCGCCGTCTAACAAAGCTTGCAGCAGACACATGGCTGGAAACCGCGTTCGGTGTGGCTCCAACGTTGTCCGACGTTGCTACAGCCGCCGAAACTCTGGCAAGGTTCCTTGAAGAGAGACGACGGTCTCGCGTAAAAGGCTTTGCTCAGCGGTCCGGTAAGGCCTTGCCCTATGTTATTACTGGGCAAACGCACAACCACATTCAGTACAACCCGACTATTGAAACCGTCGGGAACGTGCGGGTGATGTGCGTCGCAGGGCTTGACGTAGGTGTGCTAGGAGATGCAGTTTCTGCTCGGCGATTGGGCGAGCTTGCGGGGGTAAACCTCGCCAACTTACCAGTCACCTTGTATGAGCTGTTGCCGTACTCCTGGCTTGTGGATTATTTCACTACCACAGGTGCATGCCTTAGCTCATATGTGCAAAGTACCGCACAAGTGCGCTGGGCAATCAAAACAACAAAACAAACGACGCGATGGACGACCTCTAACTGGGTTGACTCGAAAGGGTCAACACAAAAAGGTTATGAGGGCGACTATTGCATCGGCACCCACCTTGGAATCGGTGTAACAGAATGGACCACGCTCCGGCGTGAGATACTGAATGAGGCCAATTTACCTCGGCCTTCCATCCAGGTCAGGCCTCTGTCTGACATACTACCCTCTCAGGTAGCTAATGTCGTCGCCCTACTTGCTAGTAGGGCAGCAGGGGTATCCGGAGACGTACGAAGGCACCATAGAATTTAATGTGGTGTGCTTCGCCGACTAACTATTTCCTTTCCGAGGTTAACAATGAGCTTTCCGCTCGCTTCTGTCACCGGCTCTGCTGTGACAGGTCTCACTTCGCCTACTTACACGTGTACGGCCGATGCTGCGCCGGTCGCGTCAGGCAAGCAGTTTGCTATCACCGCCCTTGGCGGCACGCAACCCGGAGTGCGCCCGCATTCCATCTCGTCCCCGTTCACCGTCACTTGGTTTCGTGATCCGGCAGCTAAACAGTTGCCGCCGCTTGACCAAAACGGTGCTCTGCGCTTCGTACCGAACCAGAAACATCGGTTCTTGATGCGCGTGGGGCTTCTTCCTTTGGCTGGGCAGAGCTACCGTACCGGTACCATCCGTGTGGAGTTTGACCTCCCCGTTGGTGCCGAAACTGCAGACTCTGCTCAACTCAAGGCGGCGATCTCGTGTCTCGGTGGCATCTTTCATCAGTATGCCAACGACCACTACAACACCCTCAGTACTGGGGTGATGTAACCAATCGCTGCTCCTTGGACATAAAACCAGGAGGGAAATGAGATGGATCGCTATAAAGCGCTCCGTACTGCCATTGAGCAAGACTTGGAGGGTGTCCCTCTAGGTCCGATAACTTCGGACCTGGAGCCCCGTACAGTTGCCTGCATGAGTCTTCGGTCTAGCCTTCTCAAGAAACGAGAAGTCTGGTCTCCGGAGCTTTTGCAAGGCCAGAAGGATCGGGCGCTAGCTGGCTTTCTCGCCAGCAATGCAGCTTGTGAATCCTGGGCGTGGCAACCGACATTGACGATCGACGATTTGTTTGAGGAAGAGTTAAAATCCTTTCTGAGCAAGCTGCTCGATCCTCTCGATCCGGACGAAGGTTTTCAGTTCTCTACACTTGCTGAGAACATGGGACCCGGCCCGGGTGCGGCAGTGGCGGCTAACGCGGATAACTTCTTTACGAAGCTTTTCGCGTCGCCGTTGTCGCACACCTCTGAGTACCTAGTTGCGCTTTACCGCGCTGCTTCATGTGAGCGCCCTAGTTGGGCCGAAGCCGAGAATACTCGGTTCCAGCGTTGGGGTGCCCTAGAAGAACGGGCTTTTAAAGCCGTCGATGGCAACACGTTCTTCTCCGTTCCTAAGAACGAAGAGATCGAGCGAGGTGCTGCGACGGAGCCTTCTATCAACATGCTTTTTCAGAAGGCTCTAGGCGATTGGATCACGTTACGCCTCTTGAAGGTCCTTAATTTGGACCTAAAAGACCAGCAAGCGTTGAATTCTCGCTTGGCGCGACTCGGGTCGGTAATGGGCCTTTTTGGCACCATCGACCTTGCGTCTGCGTCGGATCGTATTGCAATGAAGCTAGTCGAGCATTTCTTCCCACGCACTTTCGTTAAGTGGGTGAAGCTCTTCCGCTCTCCGGCCTGCCGTCTTCCCGACGGTAGTGTTGTAAAATTGCATTTGTGCAGCTCTATGGGGAACGGTTTCACCTTTCCTCTACAAACTGCACTCTTCGCTGGGGTAGTTTTCGTCTGTTATAAGCTGTGCGGTATTCCTTTCGTTAGGAATCGGACAGTGAGTCCGAGTGGCTTCGATGAGCGGCGCGAGCCGGGCAATTGGGGTACCTTCGGCGATGATATCATCGTGGATCACAGAGTATACCATACTGTGATTCGGTACCTTACAATGCTAGGTCACCAGGTCAACGATAGCAAGTCGTTTAACAGCGGTAGCTTCCGTGAGTCTTGTGGGGCGGACTACTTCGCGGGCTATAATGTTCGCGGAGTTTATATCCGTTCCCTTGAGACTCCTCTCGACGTTTATTCTGCCATTAACCGTTTGACCCGATGGTCTGCGGCGCATGGGTGCAACCTCTCCATCACTTTGAGGCTTCTGCTAGGATGGGTGAAATTCTTACCCGTTCCGTTCGCTGCGGCCGATTATGAAGGAGTGAAAGTACCCTATGCCCAAGACTACGAGCCGTCCAACAGAGGACGGTGTCAGGCGGAGCTGGATGCAGGAAACTGGCAGTGCCCCCTCTACAGGGGGATTGCTGTCACACCTTCCCAGCATCTTGTCGCTAGTCTTTCAAAAGAAGACTGGTCGGTCGACACTCGGGAGAGTGCTGACCATGACGGCATGTACAC